GGCATTAGAATGAACCCGGAGCACGAGTTTCGTGGCCTGTATCCCACTCGGCAGACTCTTGTAGTATCCGTTGGCGGACGAAGTCGCCATGCTCTATAGCTTCCTGTGCAGTCTTCGGCTGAATTACGTTTTCGGATTGAAGTTGCTGCATCTCGGCAAGTCCTATTTGAACCGCCTCTTGAATCTTCGCAAACAGGGTTTGATGATGCTCTTTCGCAGCTTGCATCCGAACTTTCAGCACCACGATTTGGTCTTTGTCCCAGCCGCCATAGTCTATACACGTATCTACCGCCGTTTGCACAAGTTCTTGGGATAGAAGCACAAGTTCTCGAAAACCTGGATGACCTTTAAGTGCGAGTAGATGATTGGCTCGCTCGATGTTGCGTGTGGTAGTTGGCACAAAAGGCTGTGCCGATGATGGCAGTACTTGGTCGCTCATTTTGTGCTCCGTTACAACCTAAGTGTTAAGAACTCGGAAAAGCTACGCTGTCCATTTTTGTAAAGGCGCTGCGTGCCGCTCGGTTTAGCCCCTCGGCTTCCGGGGTTTGAGCCTGCGCTTTATCTTGCAACTCGATAGCGTTTTGGTGCTCTGCAGCGACCCCTTGCTGCTTCAACGTGTGCTTACCCGTCTCCAGCAGCATACGATTCTCAGACTGGTTATTATCAACCTTCTGCTTGACCTCGCCCTTCAGTTGCTCGATACCAGCCTTGCCTTGCATCGCAGCCTGTTGAGTTTGTGCCTGACGATATGCTCGGTCGTCATCGTTCATCGGCACAACAATCTTTTCACGATACGGCACGCCGTAGGTATCAAACAGTGCAGAGAACATTCCGTTGTAATCAATCTTCATTGACTGAGCCGCAAGATTTTCAACTGTGCCAGGAGATTGAATAAAACTCTGCAAGATGCCGATGTATCTATTGAGTGCTTCACGAGCCGCCAACTTCGTTCCGGCTGAGATGTCGATTCGATATGTACCGTTGAGGATGTCCAATGGTGTCGTCTGAAATGCGGTACCCAACTCCGTAGACAACATTGCCCGAATCTGTGATGGCTTCAACTTCTGGTTATGTTCAATACAGAATTCCAAAAATGGCATGAAGACTTGTTCGGAAATCACGTCGATAAGGTCTTGCATCTTCACAGTCTCGCCGCCTTGAATCGCAGCGACTCCCGCAGGTGTTCGCATGTCGCCTGCCGCGCCAGGATTTGACCCGAGCGTGCCTGGACCAGCGCCTGAGATAGAAGATGCCCACTGCTTGACTTGTTCGATAACCATCAGCGGCTCTTTAGCCCCGATGGAGTTCCTCGTCATCATCTCGACTTTTTTCTCGCCATCATTCTTGAATACTTTGCCAGGGAAAATCCACTGAGCTTGTCCCGTGTTGTTTGCCCCAGCGGGAGTCGTGTAGGTTCCCATCAAGTTCAGGTTCAAGTCGTCCATGAAGGCATTGACGATACCCTGGCATATGCGCTGGAAATCGGTCAGCCAAAAAGCGATGCCATACCCGTGCGCAGAATCGGGCGCGGTACGGAAACAGAAACCAAGAAACGGTGGACGCCCAAACTTATGCGTCTCGTTCAAGATGCAGTATTCGTTTTGAAGCACAATGCAGTGACGGAATCCTGTCCAATAATCGAAGAGTTCAAACTTACGCGCAAGTGGGTCGTGCTGAACGCGCCCGCTGTAGTTCTCAGGAAACGCTTTTTGCGGCGTAGCAGCCTGCTGAAAAATAGGACTTCCCGTATTCGCTCCGAGAGTATCTAACTGGTTCGTTGGGGTCTCGCTCATCATCTGAGGAACCATCAACGCTACGAGTTGTTCTCGCGTGGGGATGTTCCATCCCTTCGTGCGGCGCATGTCATCCAATTCGTAGCCTGTAGCATATATGATTCGACCAAACCAAGTTGCCGTGCGAGGGTCACCTCGACGCAAATCGGGGGCGTATCGGCATCGGCGAATCGGTACATGGTTCAAAATCGGGGTATTGATTTCCACGGAGCCGATTACCTTGTCTTCGATGTCGTCGTCGTCTTCTGGTCGCGGGATTGTGATGACATTTGAGTCACCAACCACGATGGTATCGTCAGTATTCCGCCGAACCTTCTTGATAACATCCTTTTTGATAGTTGACCAGCCGTAGTGCGCGACCCCAAACCCGTAGAAAATCCCATCAAAAGTAATTTCACGGAATTCAGTCTTCGCCGAGACGCCCATGAACCCGCATGTCTTCAATTCAGCATTCAAAAGAGCTTCTTGAGCCTCGGCACAGCCTATCGGAGTACCTGAAGTCGCATCAATCTTGAAAATGCGATAGCCACCAAACAAAGTCTGGTTCACCACGCTGTGAATCGAGTAAAATTGCTCTGCGACAAGAGGAATTCCGAGATGTGAACGAAATTGGTCGCTACCTTTCCACTTGATGGGGTCAACCCAGGCGCGCAACATGATTTCCGCCGTATTCCATTGACCGATTAGCCCGCGAGTGGCGATAAATGATTCGGACTCGCCGCGATTCATATTCGCTTCCTGCATCATCGACTTGTCGCTGCGTGCCTGGTCAGCAAAAGCGACATCAGGAGCCAAAAGCGGAAGAGCGGTTTCTCCATAGGGCACCGCACCAGGAAGCTGGTAGATGCTCATCTGACCTTTATCAGAGAAGTGACTAGTGGCAGTTATTTTCGTGTTGTCGGATTCAGACATTCCAAGCCTCGCCCTTCGCTCGCCTTCGGGACATACGGTTTTGCTCCTATAAATATGACACGGATACTCTTATTCCTCGTTTTCTTCAACAACAGATTCCGCTTCCGCACCCGTTATCGGTATAATCGGCGTTTCCACCGCCCAAATCGTTGTGCTCGTGCAACTTTCGCAGCCAATTCGTCACAGAAAGGTCTGGTGGCGGATTCGTGGCTTGCCAACTGGTCGGCGCAGCTACCACCTGACCCAAGCAATCGGCGAAGTCGTCGTGCTTGCCTAACTTCGGCCATTTGGTTAACTGTATCACCAAGCGGTCGTACCCAGGCATACCCGCAAACAGCCACAGGCGTTTGTTTTTAAGCGGCGATTTGATACTGCCAATGCGTGCCAGTTTTGCGTTCGGGTTCTGCGAGCCTCTTATCCATTGAAGCGGGACATGTGTAAGACTCGACTGGGATGCCTTTGCTCGGATGATGGTGTCGTAAGCTTCCCACCCATTGAATTTCTCATAATACATCGCTTCCGGGCGGTGTCTCAGTATTGCCAAAATCGTCGAGTCCGCAATCTGACTGGAGTCCCAGTTTCCGAAATAGCAGTCAACCACGAAAATCTGCCCTTCAAATATGCGACAGACGTAGAGAACAGAGTAGTCGCGTCCTTCTTGGCCTACATAGGCGAGGTCGCCAACCACAAATATGAAACCATCCTTTGGGAGTTGCTCTCGATGAAAAAGCGTCTGTGCATCGATGAGTTCTTGAGGAAACGTTTGCGAGCCCGCCGCGATGGGTCTATTCTCGTACTGGTTCGCGAAGAACTCCTCGCCCAACCGAATTTTTTCGCCTTCAAGAAACTCAAGCGTGTGCCCAATATCTCTGCCATCGTGCGCTATTGTTTTCGGAAACAGAACACCCTTTACATCGTTGTCTTGGAATCCTGAACAGTCGCATTTAATGCATGGTGGCTGCACAATGTTGAAACGATAGTCATGGTAGACTGAGGTATGACCGCAGTTCTTGCACCCATGGCTCCAGCAATCTCGAATAGAAAACTGCCAAATCGTGTGTCCAAGTTTCTTCTCTTCTTCTTTAGCCAAATCCTGAATGCGTTCGTACGTGTCGCCGTAGGAATATCGCGTTCCAGTCATGAGCATGAAACCTGAAGGTTCCAATAGCGGGCAGATATCGATGTAGTCCTGAAAGCACTTCTCCAGCGCCTTCACGCTTTTGTAGTTCTGCTCGTTCACAAGGTCATCAACCAAGATGACATCAAAGTGCGAACCAGCCTTCACAGACTTGGCTGTGGAAATAGCGAACGTAGGCTCGGCAAACGTCACCGAAGGTCTGCAAGGGACTGTAAACTCGTGGGCGTTCCCCATCTTGGTGTCGGGAATGTCGTACCACTTCGATTCTTTCTTGTTGAAGATGCTTTTGGTGCAGAATTCAGGAAAGAGTTCTAAAAATCGTGGTGTCGGCTTCTCGAACATCTTCTTGATGCTTTTCAACTGGCGCTTAGCCAAATCGTCGCCGCCAGTCAGGAAGCAAATACGGATGGCAGGGTAGTTCAAAATCAGTTGCACTACCCAAACTCTGACGGCAGACGTTTTGAAAACACCACGAGGCCACAGAATCATGAACTTTTTGATAACTTCGCTGAGACGACCAAGGGGTAAGCCGCCGAGCGGCTGCATTTTGATGAACTGCTCAAACAGAAGTCCGTGGGGGTCTTTTTGGAAGTCCATCCCGAGTACGTCTCCCAGTTCTATCGAGTCAGTCAAACAGGCAAGCCGAGCACACTTCCACGCATCGCGCTCGGGTTCGGGCATCGCATTGATGCGTGCTTGAGCTTGTTGCGGAAAATTGACAGGGTTTATTTCGTAATTGGACACGAGGCTGCCCCCTCACAGATGGCGAGGAAATCCTTATTATGACGGTTTCGTTCTGACTTCCGTCTTGCGAGGACCAGAAACTGAGCGCGCTGCCCGAGCCGTGAATATGCGAGCCTGATACCGAGTGCTCATGTCCGCAGTGATAGGCTTGCCCGTGGGCGCTAAGGCTGCAGTAAAATTCACACCTGTAATATTCGAAGCGGTGATGACTTCAGTTCGGTTCGTAGGTGTGAACACATGTCCCGCGAGCACCGGAGTGACAACGTAGGTTCCGGGCAGCAGTCCCGAAATCGTGAAGTTCCCTGAGCCATCGGCAACCACGCTTCCCGAGGAAGTGCCCGTGTAGCCAATGGTCGCACCCGCACCCGTCGCGGTTACACTCCCAGAAATGGAGTAGTACACGACTATTGGAAGAGTGAGGATGTATCCCGCGTAGGTAGCATCCACCGACTGAGTAATGGTGCCCGTGTACGCAGCTTCGCTGGCGACAACTCGGTCTATGACTGCTATATCCTGAGTCGCACTCCCAGTCGCTGCCTGTTCAAGCGAAAAATTCGGTCCTGGGTTTGAAAACGCCGCGCCCCCATAGCTGTTTGTGAAATACGCGAGAATCAATTCATTAGCCGAAGTGGTGGTGCCTGTAGCACCCGTAGTCATGGACACATTGGTAGCTGTATTCTTCGCGAACTGGTCTACCGTGCCAAAACTCTGGGAATACTCAAGAATGACAAACGCCCAGTACTGAGCTTGTCCCGGTTTAATTGTGACCGTGTTTGCGCCCGCCGCGATATTGCTCGCCAGCCAAACTTGAGACGCATACGTGCTCGCTTCAACATCGGGTCCGTGAATCGACGTGTACGTATTGCCATTAGAATCTTTGTTCGCCCCGTTGGTCGGGTCGTTGATTGCCATCGTCGTTCCCGAACCTCCAAGCCACAGGGCGATGACGATGATGGAGTTTCCAGCGGTATTGTTTGAGCCAAACGCTAGTGAGGATGCGGCGCTACTGCTAGACTCGATAATTTTTGACTCGCTCTGAACGGCAACTGCCGGAAGAACCTCGCCGCCCGCCCACAGGGAGATTTGGTCGCTGGATATGGGACTGGCAGGAACGAATCCTATTCCTGGGGAGCCACCTGCAGCAATGTGACTATCGGTAGCTGAAAAAATACTGTTCCCGTTCTGCGTAACCGTTATCGTGGTTCCTTGGGCGGTTAGACGAACTACGTCGCCTACGGAAAAAGAAAGCCCTGAAACCGTGCTCCCGACGGCACCGAAAACGTTGTTTGCAAAGTCCGTGTAGTACCGAACAATCAAACTTCCGCCGCCAGAGGTGAAACCAGAAGTGTTAATTAACGCGATATATCCTGACCAAACACCAGCGTTATCTTGTATTCGAGCGAGAGCAAAGATGCCGTACGCGGTGGTGTTTGCGTATAGGGTAACTTCGCTATAATGGTCTCCTGCCCAAGTCACACCCGTGTAAATGGAGCCTGTGAGAAGCGTAGTTGAGGAACCCTCGCAAAGCCCTGCGGACGGAATATTGGCATCAGTCCCAGCTCCGCCAGCCCACGGAAAAGTAGACCAGTTACCGCTCGCACCAAGAAGTGCAGGATACCCCGCGCGAATAAAATTGTCTGAAACGAGTTGGGACATCGCCATGTTATCTAACTCCTACGCCTTTTTTGAACTCTGCGAT